AATCTTGCCAGCTTCTTGAAACGCCGCGACGTTAATCGGTGAGTTTTTGTCTAGGTTCTCAAAGTCTTTCATCAATTTCTTAGTTTGTTCCGCCGATCCTGTTAGCACTTCAAACTGTGCTTTTACCTGTTCGGCTTTTGCAGCAAGATTGAAACCATCCTGTGCCGCTTGAAGTCCTTTGTAAGCAATCGCTGCGACCGTCAATCCAGCTGTCAATCGACCGAAACTTGATGTGAGCGATCCAATCGCTCCTGACTGCTGAACGTTGACCGCTGCGTTTCGTTCCATCTGCTCTTTGATGGTCGCGTGCATCTGCTTGTATTTAGCAGCACTGATTTGGCCCTCAATCAGTGCTCTATCAAGAAGCTGGAGTTTGCGTTCGTAGGTTTCGAGCGGAGTAACGGACTGCCGCGCAATTTGTGCTATCTGAGAAAGTTCGCTGCGAGTGAACGAGCCGTTTCGACGCACCTCGTCAATGTCCATGCCGATCTTGAGGCTAGCTGCGTTGATCGTTCCGGCCATTCTTCGCTTTCTCCAGTCCTAGAGACTTCAACATTCCGCCAAACGCTTTTTGATTGTCGCTACTGCTCGACGGCAACGCGATTTCGACTCGCTTCTTTGGCCGCTTCCACCGCGGTGGCATGTAGTCCTCGATGTCAGGTGGACTCTTTCCAGCCTGGCAGTAGGTGCCAAACGCCGCTTGGTGAGCGATCATGGCCGACTGTGCCCAACGCTCGCCGATTGGCTCGATCTGGTCAAACGCCTCCCAGAAATCCAAAGCACCTTTTGGAAGCGACTTCAACCAGCCTCGCACGTCGACGATGCCCCATTCCAACGCCAGCCGACCGGCGAGCATCAACCGTCGGCTTCGTCGGAGTTTTTTACGAGCCCTTTGACCTCGCCAGGATCGTACCGATTGAGCTTTTGACACTCTTCGAACAGCACTCCAGCAAGCGATCGAGGCATCGCCTTCAGTTGCGACTCGTCGTCGACAATTCGATTTCCTTCGTCATCGACAAGCATGAGTGCGATCATGGCTCGGCGTGCTCGGCTGAAATCGAATTTGCCAGCTTTGTCCTGGAGCATCAGCTCGTACTGCGTTCCAGCATCCTCGGTCATCTCTCGGAGTCGGTAGTTGCGTCCATCGACGCAAACAACCGATTCTTTGAGTGGTGCTGCTAGTGACGCGAAAAACTCGTCCTTATTCATCGTCCTCGTCCGATTCGTCTTGGAGTTGTGCTTGGATCGCCTCAATGACGCTCTTTAAGTGTGTCTGAGGCGGCAAAACCTGCGATTTCTCATCGCAGAAAATCCTGCGTTGATCAGCACACGCTTTCACGACTTCGTCGCTGCGATGCCAAGGAAAGTTTGCCAACGGCAGAATCTCGGAATCAACAGCGTGCGGCAAATAGCCGATGAGAACGCCATTGTCGAGAATCTGCCATTGAGTGATTTCAATCTCCTCGCCTTGGAGATTGATTGCCAGATGCTTTTGCAAAGTAATCATTGGTTATTACGCCACTGTGAAGGAAGGAGCAGTTGCACCATCGAAGACGATGGTGTATTCGCCTTCCATGATCTTGCCTTGCTCGCAGGATGGAAACTTGACCGACTTGACGAAAACAGTTCCCTGGAGCGAACCGGCTCCTGGATAGGTGATGGTCGCACTGATTCCAGCGTATGGTTCCGCTGTCGGAATCATCGCTGTGGTGATTGGAGGTGCCGCACCAGTCCAATAAAACGTAACTGTTAATTCTGGGTTGTTTCGGAGATCGCTTGGTCGAATCGTCTTCATTCCAGTCGTCGATAGACTGGTGGTTTCAAGTTGTTCGGTACCGATGCTGTAATCGCCGATCTTCTTAATCAGCGTGGTAATCAATCCGGTGCCGCTGATGGTGGCTCCAAGTCCGGTATCTGGTACGGTGAGTGCTGGCATGCCTATGGCTCCTTGTAATGCACCAAGAGATCAAACGAAACGATATACCGATGTTCCTGGTTTCCATCGGTCGGTGGTTCTTGTAGGTACTCATCGCCAGAGTCAAATTCGACGCCAGCAAAGTAATAGTTGCTTGTTGTGCCGCGGTAGCTGTCAATTCCGGTCTCTCGAATCGCTTTTGACAACGCAGACGCGGCTGTGCGTGTCGTCGCGTAGCAATCGAGCTGTATTCGTGCATGTGCGGCCTTGGTTAAGCCTCCAACGTAGTGATCGCGGTCGGTGCTGATGACGTAGTAGACTATGGCAGGCGTCTGTGCGTTGACTTTCAGTGCGTCTGGATACATTCGCTGTCCGACGATCGTGGAGACCGTGGAATACGAAAGTAGTTTTGTCCTGAACGCTTCACCGATTGCCGACATCTATTCCCCGCTGATCACTTTGATGGTTCGCGATGCACCCTCTGTGGAACCGCTTACGACCTGGAAGTACTTGACGCCTTCCATCGGTTGCCGTGCTAGTCCGTAATGGCGTGCGACTGATGTGCTGATTGTTAGTGAGTACGATGAGCCTTCGTTGAACAATGGATAGAACGTCGACCCGTCGTCGCTGGCCTGGAACGTCAGCGTTGATCCGGTCATGGCCGATGGAGTAATGACCGCCAAAGGCACTCGATTGTTTTCGAGCGTCAGCGTGGACGATGTGGTGGCACCGTTGGCGATGGTGAGCGTGGATACGCGGAGGTTTTTAGCCAAGTTTCAGCTCCTTGATTTCTTTTTCAAATTGAGTGCGGAATGCTGCTTCGGCGGCGGATTGGGTGGCTCGTAAAGCCTTCATGATTGGTTGTTCTGCACGCGGGAATCGGATTGTTTGCACCTTTTTCCCCCAGAGAACGTGACGCCTGTAGCTGTCACCGCGTCGCGATGGATGAACAAACTGTTGCTTGTTTCCTTTTGGATACTTTGCACCTATCACAACGCCGACAGCGCTTTTCAAAACCTTGACGCCAAAGTTGTCGCCGGAGTTGTTCTGATACGCCGCATTTTTCTTGTACTTGGCAGACCACTTTTCGCGAGTTCCTGTCGAACGGCTTCGAGGTGCAATGCTTTCGGCATGCCGTGCAATCGGTTCGCCAAATGCTTTCAAGCAACGATCCAGCGGACCTGCTCGCAAACGGATGTCGAACGCTTCCATCGCTCGGATAAGCTCTTCGTTGATTTTGATTTCAATGCTCATGTGACACACACCAATTCGATGTACCGCCGCAAGCCGTCGACCTGGTTAACGTAGGTAATGCCGTAGTTCGTTGAGTTGAAAACAATTCGCATCTCAGGTTCGTAACCGGATCGGTAACGAACTCGGAAAATGGCTTTGGTACCTGCCTCGAGCTGGCGTCCTCGCATCGTTTCGTTTCCGCCTGTCGGCACAAAATCGCAGGGCTCATCCGCAACGTAGTTTGTCCAGGAAACCACTGGCTGACCGGCTGAGTCGATCGTTTCCGCAGGTTGCTGGATCGTGCATCGGTGCCTCATGGCTCCGACTCTTAGGTTGCGTGGTCGTCCGCTCATGGGTAGTTTGACCTCATGAACTTCATCACCAAGGACTCGTAAGGCTTCATGGTCTGGATCGCGTCAGACATGAGCATGTCACGATTCTCAAAGTAATGGCCAACGAGCAGCAGCATTGCGCGTTTGGCGATTGCCGGCACGAGCGTGGCGTCCTGTGAGTAGCCGCATCGATAGTTGATCGTCCAGGCGTCCCAACGTGCTGAGGTTGCTGGCAAGGTGGCTTGGTAGGCCAGTCTAAACTCGTTGATATGGAGTTGGTACAACGATGCCGATAGCGTTTGTGAAACGTTGTTTCCGTCGAAGTAGGTAATGGATGTGATGCTTTGAATTGGACGCTTCGGAAGTGCAAGCCTATCGGTTAACGACTGGACTCGGATTTTCCATGTTTGGTAGCAGCAGACGCTGTCGGTGTCATGCTCCCATTGCTCACGAGCTTCTTGGATTGCTTGTGCGAGTTGGACGTCGTGCGTCGTGTCGCTGGTCGAAATTTCGAGCTGCTTTTTCGCTTCGTTGAGCGTCAGCGGCTCCACTGTCGGACCCGTCACTAGTTCGGCTTGAAACTTCATATTCTCCGATCCTCGCTCGAACTAGGTAATCTGCAACTCCGCTCGTAACATCCACAACGCATCCAGGCTCATGACGCATCCACATGCGTGCGAGCTTTACTCTCGTCTGCATAGTTCCTCCACTCTTGCGGGTACATGTGCGTCGGTTTGAAGTCGTCGTCGTAAATGGCGACCATTTCTTCAACGTGTCCGATCCTCGTCGCACAATCGATGAAACACTTCAGTCCTGCCTTTTTCCATTGGCACCAAAACCAGATGTCGGAATCGATCTTGTTTCCTCGCCAACCGCCGTTTTCGTCTGGCTGGCAAAAAAACCAAGGCTTTTCGACGGCAGCGAGTTTTTTGAGGTTGAGCACTGTCAATCCAAAGTGAGCGGTGTCGACTTGCATCGGGTATCCGTCCCAAACGCCTGAAACCTCTCCAAATCGATGGCCTAGCATGTGTGGCTTGCCTCGCCGGAGCTGCATGGCACACAGTGCATCCATGTCTTCCTGAACTGCCAAGCTGATGAGGTGGTGGACTTGATCGCCAGTAAACACGCTGTCACCGTCTACGGTGATGGCGTACTCTACTCCTTGATCGATCGCGTCCTCAAGCATCATCTGCATGCACTGTCCGTAGTAAACGCCACCGCTGACGCTCAGCGGAATGCGTAGCTCATTCATCGCCTTTTCGATCTGGTTCCGGCACCATGTGATTTCAGCACGCGGTGCGGTCATGATCGCTTGGACTTTTACGTTTGCCATAACTGCCTGTCTCCTCCAGGTTTTCTTGAATTAACCAACAACCGAAACGTCCGCGTTGCTGCTGTTCGCACTGTTCTCGACTTCGAGATCAAGCGAACCGATGACGCTAGAAAGAACAGCACCATTGGTGGTGGTGTCTGGCGTCAATTCGATTCGCAGATACCGCTTTCGTGCCTTCAGGTCGACGTTGTATGCGGCAACGATAGCTGCCGTGTTGTCGAGCGTCCGGTTGAAGTTGGAGTCGAAGGTTGCAAACGTGGTTGCAGTTGTCGAATCGGATTCGAGCAAACGGACGGCAACGTTCGTGCTGTTCGTGTTAGCCTCGGCTCCGAGGACGATGGTGATGGTTGCATAATCAGCACCAGCACAATCGAGGTTTGCGGTTCTGGCGGTGGTCGCAGCCGTAATAGGTGCAAGCATGACGTTTCGTTTTACGGACTGAAGATGTTTCATGTTCTGTGTATCCCTGTGTCGGAAAAATTAAGTTGTTGAGAAAAGCCGCTGCCTCGGTGAAGAGACAGCGGCAAACCACCTGGAGGAGAGGCGGTTAGAATCAGCCGAAGACGAGACCGATGATGCCGCCGGATGCGGAGGCTGTACCGCGATCGTGAACGTTGATGTCGAATCGCTGAGTCGCCTTGATAGCGATCGAGTCTTGCTCGAAGTAGCGGCTCGAATCGACAGCGATCGAGATTCCGCGGCGAGTGCCGAGATACGATCCCAATCGCAGATCGCCGAAGTAGCAAGCACGCAATCCAGTGGTTCCGGTCAGAGCACTGGTGAGAACTTGGCTGATGACAACTGGATAGCCGAGGAACTGCGGTTGCATTCCGCCAGAAAGTTCTGCCATTGTGACACCACCAGCTGCGTTAGCGAGCCGTTGCATCGAAGCGGCCCAACCTGCTTGGCTGATGTACCACTTCGGCTGGATTCCAGCCCACATCTTGCAAGAACCGATCACCGATTCAAAGTTGGCGAACGTCAACGCCGAGAACGTTTGGTTGCTTGTCGCTGTAACGAGCGATCCGGCAGCAAGTGCTCCAGCAAGTCCGACGATGCCGCCGTAGGTGCTAGTCCCGTCTCCGAGGAATCCGGCGGAATCCTCAGCAACTGCAAACTGATAGGCGACGCTGCGAGAAATCATTTCAGCAACGGAAACAACTGCATCCTCGTTCAACTCCGAGCTGACGAGCGTCATGCTGGCAAGCTTTTTGGCTTCCAGCTTGATCTGCTGAACAGTCGCGTCGCTAGCGGTGATGGCCGAGTTTTCGCCGACGTAATAGGTGGTTACCTCTCCAGCCAGCTTTGGAACGATGGTGACGCTGTCGCTCATTGGCCAAACATTAGAGTTTTGGCGGAAAACGCCGTACTGCTCTCGCAACTCGATGATTGCCGATTCCATTGGCTCTGGAACGAGGAATCCACCTTTGGTGTTATCTCCGCCGGTCATCACAGCCTTGATGCCGTTGTCGCGGCAGTAAGCTTTGGCTCGCTTGTTTCCAAAGAGATTGGCGAGAACGTACTGACCGGAGTCGTAAGCGTCTTGCTCGCTCTTAAAAGCTTGCAGCTTGCCGTGTGCTCTGGCTCGTGCTGGAATCTTGCGTGATGGCTGAGCCTCGCGGTCGTCCATCGCCTTAGCAACGGATGCGACGTGTGCTTCGATCTTGGCTTGGCGGTCTCGATCGCGAATAAGTGCTGAGATCCGGCCTTCCGCGGAATCGGTTCCGACGATGCTGTCGATTTCGGTTTGCTCTTCAGCAGTAAAGTCTCGGTTTTCTTCCTTTGCTTGGTTGCTCATCGCTTGTACGCGAGCTTGCAAAGCTTTGATTTCCTGATTGAGTTCGTGCGAGTTCTTCATTGAGACGACTCCAAAAATAGATGCTTTGGCAGTCGTGAAAACGCAGATAGCGGCTAGACTGCCAACGAAACTTGGAAAGTTACGTTCGCTGCCTTTGCCGCTAATCAGTTGCAAAGATGTTGCAGAGATGCCGACACTTTAGGTCGACGCATTCAATTTATGCAGCTAGCCTCTTTGTGTCAACCGAGTTCCTAACTGCGACTTTATCAATGCCGCTTTTGCGTTATTAAATTGCGACTGCGGCTTCTTCTTTTTGGTGTAATTGGAATCCAGTATTTCAGTCGCCAGTCCGAGAGATACAGCCTCATCGGTGTTGATCCAAGTTTCGTTGCTCATCATGGATTCAATATCGGATGCTGATTTGTCCATGTACTGTGAATAAATATCAATCAGGCTCTTGTCGTAGGATTCCAGAGCCGCAATCGTCTTTCGCAATTCCTCAGCATTGCCAAGAGCGAACGCCAAAGCTCGATGGATCATCAACCGACTTCCTTGGCTCATGATCCGCTTGGAACCGCCGAGGAAAATGACGCTTGCAGCCGATGCCGCGAGCGAATCATTGATGGTCGTGACCTCGCCTTTGTACGATTTAAGTGCGTTGTAAATGCCGATACCTTCGTCCGCAGCTCCGCCTGGCGAGTTGATGCGAACCGTAATCGGCGAACCTCCGAACGCCTTCAAGGCTTTATCAACTGCCTGGTGCGTGATCGGGTCTTCACCCCATCCATCTCCAACAACTCCAGAAAGCAGGATCTCGTTGAGTTCGTTTTTGATTTCGATCATTTATTCAACTCCTTGAAAGGAAAATACGCGGTTTTGCCATGTTTTGACGGTGTTTTTGACGGTTTCCTCCAGCTTTTCCGGTGGTGTTTCGGTGGCTATTTGCACCAAAATCGCTACCGATTCCTCGCAGTGAGTCCTGGCTAGATCGCGGTCTAGTCCGATCGCTTCGACCTTCTCGGCTAGCTTTGGCTCCCATTTGGCGTAGTTCTTGTTGATCCACGCGACAAAATGAGGCTTTTTGGCTGCGTTCGCCGCGTTGTTGGCCTCTCGTTGAATCAAAGATCGCAGCGTTTCCTCAACTGCCTTGTTGTTCATGGCAGTTGTTTCCGAGGTTTGCTCCTGTGCCGAATCCTCCTGTGCGTCCTCTTGCGTGTCTGCTGGATCGCTTTCCATTTCGCCTGGAGATTGCTCGCCTGTAGGCTGAGAGATGGCAGGATTAATAAACTCGTCACCACCATCGTATGGATTTAAATCAAGCTTGGATCTGCATTCGTTAGGATTCATAATCCTGGAGGTAATCGCTGACGAAAACGCTGCCATCGTTGTTGATAGATCGGTGCGGTAGAGTGCCGCTCGGTTAAACTTAAAATACACTTTCCCGCCGTTTTTCTTTTCGGTCGTACTTCTCAGCTTGATGTCGCACTGCTCTTCCATCTTGACAAGCCATTTGTCCAAGGCTTGCAGATAGGCGAGGTTCTTTTGCTCAAGCGAATTGTAAGAAACGCTTTCACCGTCGCCTGGCATGCCTTCAAGTCCGAACAGCATACCGATGTCCTGGCGGTTAAACTTTTGCAACTCAACGAATTGAGCATCGTTGTTGCTCATATTGACCGCGTTCGCTTTAACGCCTTCTCGGAGCAGTCCAGCCTTTCCAGCGTTGTCCGCACCAGCCTCGGCCTTGTTGAAATTCTCAATAAACTCCTTGGCTTGTGCTTCGTTCCTAAACGATCCTGGAGGTGCTTCAAGGAACAATTTGCCACGGAAACCTTTTCGCAGTTGGTTGTCGAGGAATCTTTGCGACTGCGTTCCAGCAGAGAAAACGTTCTGAGCGATCTGAAGCAATCCGATGCCTTCGATTCCGTTGAAAGCGAATCCTGTTATGTGCAGAACGTCGGAGTCTCGAAAAACCAGCATGCCATCTTTGTCGGTCTCAAGATCATCAAACAGATTCTTGTTGTCCTCTTTGTCGGGCTTAGTGATGTGCCACTTTTCGCCGTTGATAATGAGCGTCCGAGTCCTATCCGGCATCATTGGAATGAGTTCAACGGCTCGATCACCGCTTCGAATGATTGCCGCCCTTCCGTTTCCGTACATTATCGCATGGGAGCAAATCTGTTCCTTGAAGACAGATGGTGCTTGCATCATGTTCGGCTGCTCACGAAGCAAACGGTATCCGTCGTGCTTTAGATCGTTGACAGCACCTTCGCCAACACGTCGCTTGACATCGATCGGCAACTGACCAAAGTCTCCAACGATCTTGTTGTGTGCGTACCACGCCGGAGGAAGTCCCATTGCTTCCTTGAATCCAACATAGGAATCTCGGTAAGAATCTTCTGAAAGACCCATCCATTTCGCCAGTTGATACCACATTGAGGCCATGTTTTCTCCTAGACCAAAAATAGACTTCCTGACGAACGCTCTGGCTCTAAACTGGCGATGCGGTACGCCATCACCGCTGCCACAATCGGGTCGATCTTGTCTTTGCTGTCGCGTTTGTCAAACATCCAGCGATCTTGGCGATCCTTGCAGATGATTGCGTTTCCTGCACACCAGCGAAGTAGCTTAGAATCTTCAAAGACCAAGCGTCCTTCTTCCATCAAGTTGATGAAGTCGCGAATCGCTTCGTTGAAGTTTGCTTGATTCTGTGCCATGCGTGCGGCAGTTGCTCCGATCTTTCCAAGCTGCTCGCCAAGTTGCTGGCCGTTGTAAGGATCGTACGCAACGGTCTTGATCTCGTAACGCTCCAGATCTTCAATCAGTGACGCTTGCAGCTCCTCGATTGGGTATTGATGCTTCACCAGTTCGCCGGTGTAAATCCACTGCGAGAACGGCATGGCTGCGAGATCACGCTTTGCGTCGGATGCAATGTAGGCTCTGCACCGTATCTCGTAGCGATAGACAGGCTTTCCGTCATCGCCAACCGACATTGGGAACCTTGCACACATTGCATACGCAGCCAAGTCGTCGCGGCTTCCGAGGTCAACGCCAGCTCCGACCGCGTCGGCCTGGTGCCAATCGGCCAATTCTCCAACGCACTTATCAAACGAGTTGACGTCGAAAGCTCGTTCGGTCGACGCAACGATCCTGTTTCCGTGGTAACGCAGGAAACGGTTTCTACCTACCGCAGTGTTCTTGTCCTCGTTCCATCGCTGACGTAAATAGTCGAGCTTTACAGAAATGCCGAGATTTGGATTTGCTTTGATCCATGTCGACTCATCCGCTGGGTCATCGTCAGGATCTAGCTCGTAGATGATCGCGAACAGGCTCTCGTCCTTAAACGTTCCGTTTACGACGTTGACTGCGTAGTTGTAATTTTCTAGCCACAGGTGCGAGTCGTCTGCTCCAGCGGTGGTGATGATCAAATGCAGCGGTTGCGTCCGCGATCCTGAGCCTGTGACCATCGTGTCGTAGAACTTGCGGTGGTGCTCACCCCATGCGTGCAACTCGTCCATTACCACGCAGTGCGGATTGAGTCCGTCGAATGGCTTGTCGCTCGACACCTTGCGTATGTAGCTACCAGAGCTCTTAAACGTAATCGTTTCGTTTTTAGAGTCGGTTACCTTCTTGATCCATGCCGACTGTTCTCGCATCCGCTGTGCTTCGCCAAACACAACTGCCGCTTGTTCTTTCTTGGTCGCGGTCAAAAGGATCTGGCCTACTGCTTCGGGTTTCCCAGTTGCTGGGTCGATGTCCCCAGCTCCAAGGAACAAACACAGTCCAGCAGCAACGGACGACTTTCCGTTCTTGCGAGCCATCGACCAATAGACTTTTCGGAACCGTCGAGAGTTGTCATCATCTCGCTTCCAGCCAAAGATGCACCACAGCGAGAACGCTTGCCACGGTTCCAACTCAAACGGTCTGCCAGCAAACTCACCAATCGAGTGCCGCAGCATCACAGGAAAAAACTCGACAACGGCAGCGGCCCACCGTCGATCGAAATGATACGGAAAATCGTCAGTGCTTTGGCGTTCAAGGTCCGACAGGTGTCGACGTACAGCATCCTTTACGCGTTGACAGGCCACAATTTGGCCGCTCATCACGCCTTCAATGTACTGTTCGACTTTTCCTGCGACGCCGTTAGTTATCACTTCGACCTTGTGCCCTATCTAGCCACTGCTGAAAAGGATCTTCTTCATTAGCTTGCGGTGCATGCAATCGACTGCGTGCACTCGGTGTCAAACCAAGTTCTGATTCTCGTTTTAGGAGCCTGTCTTGGTACTTGTGAATCTGGACAGCAGCAGGCTTGGTGCTTGCGTTTCCCTTGTCGTTGAACTCTGCGACATTTCCTTC